TCTTTCGAAATCTTGTGCCATAGAATTATCCTAATTATACCATTTTATTGTTTGATTGTCAACAACTTTTATAAAGCAATTGCCATTGCTACAGCGAATCCTGCTGAAGCTTTATTAGCTACTTCAGAATTAATTGTATTTATTTGTGTTTGTACTGCTGAAGTTACACCATTGATGTAACCTAATTCAGTATTATCTACTGAACCATCTCCCACTAAATTAGCATTTAATCTAGCACTTGAATTTATTGTAGCTTGTTTAGTATTTATCTGTGTTTGAGCATTAGAAGATAAACTATTAATAAACTGAAACTCTGTACTTGTAACTGAACCATCTGCAATTTTAGTTGCATCAAGAGCAGCACCACTTTTAATATTAGCATTAGCTATATTAGTAAGTGAGTTACCTGTAGCATCTACATCAATTGTTTTATTAGTAAATGTAGTTGTACTAGAAGCTGTAACATCTGAGTGAGCTTGTCCATCTACATAAGCTTTAATTGCTTTTGCAGAAGCCAAAGTATTATCACTAGCTGAAACACTTGCTAAGTTTGTATCAAGAACACCTGAAGCTAAATCTGCAACTTCAAGATTTGTAATACTATTACCAGTACCATTTGCATCTATTGTTTTATTTAAAAATGTAGTTGTACTATTTGGTGTAACACTTGAAGCATTAGCAGTAATATAAGCTTTAATAGATTGTTGTGATGCAACTGCTGTAGCTGAATCAGAAGAAAAGTTATCTTCATCTAAAAATGCTGAACCACTTAAAGTTCCATTTAATACTGGGCTTGTTAAAGTTTTAGCTGATAGAACTTGAGAACCAGTTAATGTTGCAACTGAATTATCAATAGTTATGTCATTTGCATTTACAGTAATACCTGTACCACCGATAGCATTTAAAGTAACAGCACCTGTTGTACCACCACCTGTCATACCAGTACCAGCTACTACTGAAGTAATATCTCCAGTTGGAACTGTAGCTACTGCTGTATCTACATATGATTTAATTGATTGTTGAGTTGCTAATTTTGTAGCACTATTTGAAGACATATTATCTTCATCAGCTATATCTGTAATTGCTACTGAACCTGTTCCTTTAAGACTATCAACTTCTACACTACCAGTTACATTTAAATTACCACCTAGGGCTACTGATGCTGCAGTTAAATCTATATAAGGAGTTGTTATTTGTACTTCAGTATTTGCATTTAAGTTAAGAGTTCCAGCAGTACTTGAATTAATATTAACTGCAGCTTGACGAAATATAATTTTATCGTCAGTAGTAGTTTGTATATCTGTACCACTTGTATTATTACCAACTGCTAAAACTTCTGCAAGAGTATCTGATGTATCTACTTGTGCATCAACATAAGTTTTAATTGCTTTAGCACTAGCAAGTGTATCATCATTTGCTGATACTGTATTTAAATTTGTATCTATATCTGTAATAGAAGTAGCTGTTCCAATAGTTAAACCATCTAATGTTACTGTACCATTAAAGTAAGCATCTTTAAATTGTTTAGCTGCTGTTCCTAAATCTATATCATTATCTACTGAAGGAATAATTAAGCCATCAGAAACTTTAAATTGTTGTGTAGCTGCATTAGAAACTTTAATAGAAAATTCTAATTCATTACTTGTTGTGTTAACATTAATTTTGTTTAAAGGAGTTGCTAAATTAGCATCACCTAATAATCCAATTACTGGACCATTAGCTGCAGTACCATCATGTTTATGTCCTGAAGTATTTACAAATGCTGCAACAATAGCATCAAATTCATTATTTAAATCTACTGCATCAATTGTTAAAGTATCTTGTATTTCTGCTGCACTTACTCGCTGATATCCTGCCATATTATCTTCTTCCTCCTGCTATAAAAGATACAAATAAACCATTAACTGCATATGCAGCATTCGTATCATTGCTAAAAAATCTAAAGTTATTTGAAAAACCACTTCCAACTACTAACATTCTTTTACTTGGTAATGTTACTGCACCATAAGTTGATGTTCCAAATACTGCACTACCATATTGAGAAGTAGAATTTAAAGAACCAACATTAACTGCACCAGGTTGTGGTACATCTGTAGATTCAAAATCATATCTAATTCTCATCTTTAAAGCTGGTTGTGTTCCTTCTGGTTTAATATTTGCTTTAACTCCATAAAGACTTTTTCTTAAACCATTATCACCATAATCCATATCTGGTGTTTGAAATTTTGCATTAATATTTGCTGTATCAAAATTGTTACCTTTATCTATTTCATAAATGTAACCAGTATTATTTGCACCAAACTTAACTTCTACATTTTGAGGGTTTAGTTCTGAGGAACAAAATTTTAAATCCATTCCTTTTGTCTCACTCCACTCAAAAGCAGGAACTCCATTATTATCAAATTTAAAAGTTCCTATAATTCCTTTTTGTGCTGATTGTCCTTGACCTGTCTTATGATAGAATAATCTATACTGACTTCTTTCTCTAATAACCATACTAGACAAAGTAAACTGTTGAATGTTTAATAATAGATTATTTATTAAAGGTAAAATTTTTCTACTAATAGAACCAATTTCAACATCATCAATTCTCGCTGTACCAGCAACTGTTCTTAATCCATCAGGAGCTAAGAAGATTAAATCTCCTCCAATCTCTTGAATTGAATTACCATTTACACAACCTATATTTTTGGTTATAGACTTAATTATAGGGGTAGAATCAAGACTTGTCAACTCAAAGATACTATTTTTACAGAATATAATTAAGCTATTTCTAAAGACTTTAATACCTACAATGATATCACCAACATCTATTTCACCTGCTGAAGAACCTTCAAAGTCATAAGGTTTTAATCTAGTACTATAAGCTACTGTACTTGTTGAACTTGATTGTCCTGCTACTACTAATCTTTGTGAAAATATTCCACATACTTTAGGATTAGCTGGAGCTGGAGATGCTAGTTCTTCAAAATAAAATGTATTAGTTCCACTTGCTACTGTTATTTGAAACTCTCCAATTTTGTTTACACCATCAGTAATATATAAAGTACCATAAGCACCATCTGATTCAAAGAAATCAAATTGATTATTAGTTTGATTAGCTCTTGGAATAATTGTTGCACTACCTAAAGCTCCAGATAACATTCCACTTTTCTTTACAACTTGATTTGAAGCTGCTGTTTGTACATTTCTATCTAATGTTAATACTGTATTACTTGTAATTGATAATACTCTATAATTAATAGAGTTAATTTGAATTCTGTCATTAACAGCAAACTCAGTTGTAAATGCTGTACTTGTTCCTGTAACTGTTGCTGAACCTGCAGTAACTGCTACTGTTCCTGTTTTAGTTACATAAGTATTTCTATTAACTTGTAACCAATTAATACCATCTAATGACCAAAAAATTCCTGTAGCTTGACAAGCAACTACTCCACCTGCGTAAGGAATTAATCCTGTAATTGCATCTGTAGGAGTTCCTGATGGTGAGGCAGCATTTGTTCCACCCCATTTTGTATAGCCATTAATTCTTCTATAACCACCTGTTGTAGATGATTCAAAGTTTTCTAATATAGTTGCAGCACCTGGTGTTCTAAATAAAGCATGGCTACTAGATACTAAATCTAATCCACCTGCGACAGTAATTGAAGCTCCTTGTGTTGGCATAATTTATTATCCTATGGTAGTAAGTAACTAAATCTTACATCTGACATATATTGTGGCTGTGGTGAATTTAAATTATCAGCCATATTTTGTAAGCCTTTTTTATATTCGTCTAAAGCTAATTGCGATTGAGCAATGTTATCTTTAAATTGATATAAATAATATCTAGCTCTTGCTAGTAAAACTGGTTTGTATTGTTCTGGGAATAAAACTGTATCTGTATCTGCTGATAAAGCAGTAGGTCTATTATAAGCAAAGAAATGAATATTATAAACTTTATCTGGTATTGGAGATAATCCAAATCTTCTACCATCTGAACTTCTTATAATTCTTACTGGAGTAGCATAATTACCAGCTCTAGCTGCAGATTCTTCAGATTGTGCATAATTACTTCTCCATTGTGTTAGAGTTGTAAATGGTAATTTATTAATTGTAAAAGGAGAATTGGTATCTGCTAAAGTAAACATATCCCAATTTACTGAATCAAAATCTGCATCAATATTACCTGACCCAGCTTTTAATAAATAAAATCTTTGTCCTACAACTGTTGGTACAATTGTGTTTCCATAATAAGGGTCATCAGGAACATCAGCACTAAGCCAAGACCAATCATCAACTGCTGCTACTATATCAAAGTAAGCTCTGTTAACTACATTAGCTACTTGTTTTTGTATTCCAACTCCAGTAGCTACTGTTGAAACTTCTGGTTCATTTAATTCTACTAGTAATTCGTTTACAAATGCTTTATATGTTTTTGCCATTTAACAGTTCCATGCCCTTAATGATTTATTAATTCTTGAGTTAGGGTCTCTAGCAGTTTTTTTAGAAGTCAATTTCTTTTTCATTCCCTTCATTCTTGCACAAAAGCTTTTTCTTCTTTTGTTTCCCTTAACTTTACTAGGTGCTTTAAGTTTTCTTTTCTTACCTGTTTTGGTTTTACCCTTATTGTAAGATGCTCTACCTTTAGCATTTAAACCACCTTCAGGATTCTTGCCTTCTTTCCTTGTCCATGCAGGAGATGACATTAAACCCATAAAATTCTTTATATAATTATTGCAACTAATAAGATAATAACAGCAATTGCTATTTCTTTTTTATGTTCTTTTATAATGTGAGGTATATGTTCTTTTATTTTCATATTATTATTTCCTTTAAATTAATGAAAGGGGGATTGCTCCCCCTAACATAAATGATTATTAATCTATTTTAATGATACCTGCACCAACTGATGCAGTTGAAAGTACTTTTCTTCCATATACATGAAGACCTCTAACTTGGTCTGCGAATGTAGTAGGACTTCTAAAAGACTCAACTGTATTCATTGCTGCTGCACATGATGTACTTCTCATATGACCAAAAAGAACAGAAGGTATAGTAGCAGGACCTGCACCACCAACTTGTTGTTTTTTAGTATTAAGAGATTTATACATTGCAAATCCTCTAACTAAACCAGAAGCTACAAGACCATTTCTTAAAGAACCTTTACCTGCATTGTAATCAATCGATAAAAGTTTAGAAGAAGTATCTGCTAATTGGTTATAAAAGTTAGGAGCTGCAACAAACCATCTATTATCTTCAGGGTTGTTGTTTTCATCCAAAACTTGAGCTGCTGAACTCATAAAGTTAAGAGGGTCTACTTCACCTGCTGCGTGTCCAATATCAATTGGAGCTGCAACTTTACCAAAGATAAGTTCAGAAGCTGCAACACCTACTGGTGTTAGAGCTGCTGTACCTGCGATTGATTCGATGTACATCTGATTTAGAACTTCTGTGTCCATTGCATCTTTTAATTTATAACCTGCGTTATTAGATGCAATTTCAGGGAAGTTGATATGACCAAACCTTTTTTCTAAAGAATCTACTTGGAAACTAAAGTAATTAGCTTGATTAATTGTTAATACTAATTCAGCATCAGTTAGAGCTGTTGGTGGTGTTGCTAAACCTCTAGTATAAGTTGCTGTAGCAATTTGAGGTTCTTTAACAATATTAACTGTATCACCGAATGATTTAATTTCACCCATGTAATCTGTGTTACAGATTGCTTCGACTGTTGATGCTTTTCTTAAAGCGATTTGTACTTTTTTACTGTAGATTTCAGGAACCCAAAATTGGTTTCCTTGTACTCCACCAGCAACAAAGTTTAATGTGCTTCCACCTTGAAAGTGTGCCATAATTATTTTTCCTTATTTGTTTACTTGTTGATAAAAATGAAAATAAATCTATTCATCTTGAATAAATCTACCTTCTGTTTGAGCCATAGCAATATCTTTTTCATATCGCATAAACTCTTCATCAGACATTTTTCTAATATCCGATGATTTGAAAGTAGGCTTTCTATCAGTAGGTTGTCCAACTTGTTCTCTAGTTTTAACTAGCAAGTCAGCACCTTCATTAGGTTGCTTTCTTTCAGTAGTAGTTTTTTTATCTAATCCAAGTCCTCGGTCTTTCTTATACAAATCGACTGCTCTTGCTGCGAGTTTACCATTGTTGTTGTTCTCATAAATCCAAGATTTAATTTCCATTGGCTGTTCATCTGCCCAGTTATGAAAGTCATCCGATTCTTTAATATCATTAAAGTCTGGATGGTATTTCGATAACTCTAATTGAGCTTCACGAGCTGCCAAAGTATCATTCTTTTTCTTAAGAGCTTCAACTTCTTCTTGTAAACTTGTCATCTCATTCTTAGATTGCAAGTGTGATACAGTTTCCACAACTCCATATATGTCAGGGTATTCCTCTTTGAAGATTTTTAGTTCTTCTTCAGATTTTGGTGGTGAATACTTTGGTCGGTTCTCTTTAAGCTGTGCTTTAAGGTCTCCTTCTTTAGTAGTCCAATCACCTAACTTCCTATCATAATATCGTTTTAGGTCGTCATATCTTTTTTTATAGTCAACTTTTGTATAAGCTTTAGAGTCAGCAACATTAAGTGCTGATTCTTGTAAAGACTTATCCGAAGTAGCCGAATCTAGAGTTGAGTTAGTATCAGGGTTGACATTGCTGTCAGTAGCTTCTCTAACATAACCATTAGGGTCGGTGTTGGCATCTGCTGGTCCATTATCTGCAGAAACAAAATCTGTAGGCATAACATCTTCTGTATGCCATGATTTATTTCTGTTATAAGGATTCGCTTTGACTTCCTTAGTTTGTCCTTCGTCTTCGTTCATGTTTCCTCCTTTAGGGCTTCTTAACTGTGAAGGTAGCTAAAAATTGGTTACTTGTTTGAAAACAAAGCTACAAGGGCTTATATAAATATAAGGTAGCTTGTTTATTCTTAGAGTACCACTCTAAAAATTCTGTTATGCCAATAGAGAAGTTTCAGCATCTACTGCTTCATCTTCTTGGCTTACTTGCCCAGCATCATAATCTGATTCTGCTTGTGCCATCATATCTCTTAATGTATCAACACCTAGGCTTTTTACTGCCTTCGCTGTAAATACAAATTCGCCATCTGATAACAGGGCTGGGATTGAATCAGAAGTTCCATCACCTGGTCCTTCTACTAACTCATCCTCTGTAAATTCTGTTGCAACTAATTTAGGTAAAATTGCTTCTAGCTCTGGATGCATTTCCATAGCTTCATCTAATACTGCTTCTTCTTCTTCTGATAATGATGATGTATCTAAAATACCATCTACATCCATATCATCTTCCATAGACATATCATCTTCCATAGACATATCATCTTCCATACCCATAGGAGAAAGTAAAGAACCATCTTCCATCATAGTATCATCTTCTTCTACTATCATATCATCTTCAACTAAATCACCTTCAGCATATGCTTGATATTCTTTTCTTTTAACAGTACCACCAAGACTTAAAGCTAATGGTGTTTGTTCTGAGATATCATTCTCATCCATATAACCACCTAAGGCTGCTTTAACTCTTACTTTTTTTTCTAAACTTTTAATCTCATTATTTAATTTTGCTTTTAAAGAAGTATTATTTGTTCCTTCTTTTTCTTTTTCTAATCTATTAATTTTATCTACAAGTAATTTATTCATACTTTCACCTGGAATATCTCCTTCTGCTGGAGCTTCTTCAAAATCATCAGGTACATCTATATCTCTAATAGAAGCCATATCACCTTTGTTATATCTTTCTCTATCTAACATACCACCATTTTTAAATCTTGTTCTTTTTTTAGATAACAGTCTAGAAGGTAAACCCTGTCTTGCTGATTCAGGAGTATTTACATCATAAGGATTAATACCATCATCCTTTTTATCATCTTTAGCAATGTAAGGAGGTTGACCCATAAGTCCACCTGTAGCCATTTTTATAATAACAGTTTTCTTTGATTTATTCTTATGCATATTTTTATCCTTAATGGTTATTATAACAACTTAAAACTATTTAGTCAACACTATCTTTTAAAATTTCTTTAACTTGATTAGGCAGGTTCTTCAGACGTTCCAGAAAAACCCATCTCCCCTGGCATTGGTGGATTGTTTGTTGGGTCAATCCCCTCGCCATTTCCTGGGTTGTTTGTTGCTGCACCTTGTCCAGGTACTCCTCCAGGTGTTTCCATTCCTGGCTGTTGACCAGGTGCAAGAGATTCTTCGCTAATTCCTTGTTGAGCATTATTTTGATATCCTATAATTTTAGCATAGATTTCTGCTTCACTCTTAGAGTTAATAATTTCATCAGGGTCTAAATCTAAAGAGTATGCTAACTCTTTAATGACTTCTGATATCTTAACGAATGGAGCAATAGATGGATTTTGAATAGTTTGTAAGAACATAGTAAGTCTTTGAGACCTAACTTCTTTTCTCATTAAAGAAGAACTACCTGTTGCTCTAATTTCAAAATCACCTAAGATTGGTAACTCACCTTCATAGAATTGCATATTCCATTGGAACATAGATTTTCCTAGAGGTTTAATTAAACTGTCATCAATGTTTTTAATAACTGTTTTAATATTTAATGATGCTGCACCCATAAGCATTGACATACCTGATGCTGTTCTAGTCATACCTGTTACTCCTGTTTGACCATGTGAGTAAGAAGGTATACCTGTAGATTCATCTGCAAGTTGTCTAAACTTATCAAACATCTGCATATTTTCATTTGCAGTATTAGGAAATTTAATTCCATAAATTGCTTGACCTGGAACTCCAGCTTGTCTTTTAAAAATTTTTCCTGGGTATACTTCCATGTTTTGATTCTGAACCAAAGCTGATTCATCTATATCAAAAACTAAGTTACCTGCTAAAGCTAAATTATCAATTGCCATTCTTGCATGACCATTCATAATTGCTTGTGCATCTTCCATATTTTCTGGAACACCTATTCCAAAAAATTGATAAGGATTTACTTCATAAGAAAAAGATTGATAAGGTAATCTAAATGGAGTAAAAGGATTTTCTACAACTCTAATTATTTTTCCATTAGTAGTCCATATGTTAACTTGAACTTCTTCAAAGTCTTCTATCTCTTCATCAATTTCTAAACCTTGTTCTCTAGCAGACATTGCATCTATAGTTCCCCAGTATTCTAATACCTCATATCTATGAGATTCTAAATCTCCATTGGAATTATTTTCTGCATCAATACCAGTTTCCCAACTTTTCTTATCATACTTCGGACCCATTGCTAAACATTTATATATAGCTTCTTTAATAAAGAAAGGTCTATTTAATAAATCTTTAAATTGATGTCTGTTTAATCTATGTCTCTGAATTATGTATTCAGCTTCATCCATATTTCTTGCATTAGGGTCTGGATAAAAATCCCATATACTTACAAATTCTACTTTAGGAACTTTAACTTGTTCAGGATTATATTCTCTACCATTACCATTATCAGAATATTTATGTAATGTTTTGTTATAAGTAAATGGTCCTTTAATAATTCCTGTTCCTAATAAACAAGATTCAAAGATTGCACTTCTTAATGCAACATTAGCATCTGTCTCATCTAGTTGGTCTTCAATTAATTTATGTAATCTTCTTGCTGCAATTTGTGCAGGTTTGATTTGTGGCATTTCAGGAATAGGAGCTGGTCCTGAAGATAAATCTGCTTCTTCAAATTCTTCTTGTAGTCCACCTAAGTTAACCATACCTAAGTTATTAAAAGTTGCTCCAGGTGGTAAATCATTTCCATCTCCTGGAAAACCTAATCCACCATTCATCTCTTCCATTTCTTGTTGAGGACTATAATCTAAGTTACCTTCTATACCAGGTTCAACTTGGTCAACACCCATTTCTTCCTTCATAGGATTCATGTGTGCAAACTTATCTATACCTTCAGGTACAACTGTTTCTTCAATAGTTAATGGAAATTTTCCTGTACCAAATAGTACATCTACAATTTGTCCATAAGCTGCTAAAACTTTTGTCTTAGTTACTTTAACAAATACTCTTGACTTTTCATGCTCAGTAAAATGAACATCTTTATAATACTTTCCACGATAATTATGATATGACTTTAACCATCTATCTTCATCATCACTTCGCTTGTCACTACAAGCACTAAACTTAGAATTAATATCAATTACTAAAGCTTCAAGTTGTTCTAGATTTTCTTCTGCACCCATCTCTGGATTCATAGTTTCATCAACTGCCATACAATTCCTATTTGTTCAATTTTTTACTGATAAGTATTATAATACACTTATTTTTAGCTGTTGTCAACTACTTTTGATTATGATAGATTAATCTTTTTAATAGAGACTATTACTGAAGTAGGAATAATAACTGTACTTCCAATATCATCAAAGGTAGCTTTTCCTTTAGTCTCAATATAATCCCTAAATATTCTAGTCACCCCACCTTTTTGACTTAATAGATAACCTTTAGATACTGCAATAGGTAGCTTTTCTTCCTTTAATACCTTTAAGGTACTCCAGCCATCATCGCCTTCGATGTCGAGCCAACGGACTTCGACAAAAGAATACTTAGTTATATCTGTAGCTAAGACTTTTTCATTAAGAAGAATTACCTTTTTATTCTTATTTACTTTTTTCTTTCTCATTATATTTTCTCTCCAAAATGTTTAGCTCGTTTTCTTACTTTATGATTATGATTATCTTCTGCTGTTTTAACCTTACCATAAGTTTTAAATCCTCCATTACCTTCTATCTTAGGGTCTTTTAACCATGAATGTTCTTGGTCTTTAATCCCTCCATTATCAGAGTATCTAAAGATATTCATTTTAAATACTTGTTCTACTTGGTCTTCTTTAAGGTATTCTTGTAGTTCATCATATGACATTACTTCATCATATTCTTCATTTGTTTTTTTATTTTTAAATGTATATAAAGGCATATTAATATCCAAAGGTTGGGTCGGTGGGAATCCATCGTTTATGTTGTTGCATATTTTCGTAAGCTGTAATACTTCTTGGTCTAGACATTATCAAATATCTAAGAGCATCATATGCATGGTCTGATGCTTTAGTATCTACATCTTCTGGTTTTAATTTATCAATAGGTATTGATTGTAATTCTCTTATTGTATTCGGACAAGTTCTAAATAGCTGAAGCTTTGGTCTCCCTTGAGAGTTAAGTTTTAATCTTTCATGTATTTGTATCTTGCCCTGAATTCTATTCTTGTCTGCTCTTCTAAGCTTGTGTCCTGCCTTTGTTAAGGCTTCTCCGACAGTTGGACCAGTAGTTCCTGTTCTTGCCCATGCAGCCCAGTCTAATACCCCAGGAACAGATAGTTTATCTTCTCTCTCAAACTCAAAAATTCTTTCAGCTAACTCTTCACCTGTTAATCCTTTTTGATATAGTTCTCTATAGATAATTAAGGTCTCATCTGTTGGGTCTATACAACCCCAGATAACTGCTGACTCTGCTGCATAACCATAATCAATTCCTTTTACTCTAGTCCAATGCTTAGGTAATTCATAGGGAGCTATTGTATGTTTATCATATTCAAATTCTGTAAAGGCAGCACCTTCGGAAACATCCCAGTTACCATCTAGTAGTTGTCTTCTTTGTGTTGGTGGTAATGATTGAAGCATTTGTTCATATTTACCATCATCATTTAGATAAGGATTATCATGCAAACTTGCAGGGATAAACTTTCTTGTTATCTTATCTGTACCAGTAAAAGATTCATTTGGTGGTGCTGGGTCTAGATATCTTTTCTTTACCCAATTACCTCCCACTCCTCCAGGATTCGCAGTACACCGAATGTAGCATTCTATTGCGTTATTTGTAGTTCTCAATCGTGATTGCAAATACTGGAGAGGGAACTCTGTAGGGTATTGTGTTAATTCATCAATACCTATCCATGTATATGATTGACCTTGATATCTGTATACGTCAGCATCTCTATCAAGATAACCAAATTCCAATGAAGCTCCTGATGGAAACTTCCAAATCTTTTCTACTTCTCTAAACTTAGCACCTACGAAAGCTTTAGGATATAACTCTCTAGACTTATCTATTAATTCTCTTAACTCAGGCATTGACTTTCTTAGTAGTAATGCTCTATGTTCTTTGATATGCATAAACCTTAATGGGTCAACTAGCATAGCATAAGACTTTCCACCACCTGCTGCACCACCATATAGTACATCTTGTTCTGGAGCTGCTAAGAATTGTGTTTGAGGACCTGGGTTTGGTTTAAAAGCTATTCTTTCTTTTTCTTCTTGTAGGAGTTCTTTAACAGAGTTAGGTAAGTTATCAAGCTTGTTCTCTTCGATAACCAAACCTTTCTTCGTTTCTTTTTCTGTTTCACCATTTTGTACTACCTGTAGAGCTTCCTTTTTATCTCGGAGTCGTTTAGTCTTATTCTCCAAGTTCTTTTTTAATTTAGAAATTTCTTTCTCTTTTTCTTTTACTTCTTTCCTAGAAGCTAACTTAGCTTTATGTTCAAAGCTATAATTATACTGTCTCTTTGTCATCTCTAGATAATAAACCTTTTGGTTGTTCTTTAATTGGTTCTGGTATATCTTTATCCATAATCTTCTTTAAGCCCATAGCTGATAGCTTACGACCTGTTTGATGTTCTAATATATCTACTGCTCCTCTTAAACTAAAAGCTCCTGATTTAACACCATCCTTCATTTCATTCAATGAATGTATTTCTTTAGCTACTGGTATTAATGTTTTATCATCATCAGATAACCTATACCCAAAAGGTATTGTTGAACTATTCCTTCTCATCTATTACATCCTCTGCTGTTACATCTATTAATTCTTCCTTCTGTGGTATAATGAATATACCTGAAGCAACTGTATGACTAACATCTAGCTTATCTCGTTTTGCTATTCCTACTCTATCCAATAAGGTCTGGGCTGCTTGGAGTTTAGCATTAACTTGTGGTATTGGGTCATCACTTTCTAATATCTCGACAAGTTTATGACTAGCTCGTGGTGCTGACTTAGCTAGAATCTTTGTGGCGACATCTACAATCTCATCCTTTAGGGAATCAACTACATTAGATTTAGAACTGTCGGCATATCCTGCTTCTCTTAAGGCGAGGTTTATATCTCCTTTAGCAACACCACTTAGTGCTGAGAGGAAATGCTGTTGTTGTTCTGTTAACTTTCTTTTCTTATCTGAGTTTGTGGGTAGGAAGTTGTTATTCATATTAATCATTATAACAAGTTTACACCTAGTTGACAACATAAACAATATATTTATGTTTAGAGTTGACAAATGCAGAAGGAGGTGTATAATATAAGTAGTTGCTCTCCAGGGGGTAAAGCATATAGACCTTACTGGGAATAGTCCAGCAATATAGCAACCTCTCTTATTACTATTATTACTACTATCTTTATAGCAGGGCGACCCTTTCTAGTTTACACTCAAAGTTCTCCTAAATTGTGTAAGCAGTATATACATACCCCCACCCCCCCTGGTGGCACATCATATACCCTACCTTAGAATGAGACTAATTAGCAACTAAATATAGGTCAACACTACTGCCATATCTTTTACAATCTGTAAGGGTATTTTAAGGTGTTGCTAGTTTACAACAGATAGTGATATAAATACCACATATAAGATATCCTATAAACCCTCACACAACCAGAGATTGTACCAGATAAATCAACCCTTAGTTGCATATTCTATAGTGATATATTTACCACTAAATGTTGCAATAATACCACAGGAAATATATAGCTGGTCGCCTCTTAATTACCTACAAATCGCCTTAGTTATGCC